TTAAACACCTAGCCGTTCCTTGAGCCGGCGATGCCGGGCAGCAAAGTCTGGATCATTGGCCAACCTGTGCTCAATGGTCCTGCGGGCGTGCATTATGGTGGTGTGATCGCGTTTGAAGTAATGGCCGACCAATGGAAAGCTAGGCACCACCTGATAGCATAGATGCATGGCGTGCTGGCGGGGCTGCACGAAAACCTTGTGACGACGAGGCATCAGCAGTTCGTCACGCGTCAAACGATAATCGAGCGCTACCGCCTTGACGATGTAGCGCATCATGGCCTTGGTGCCGATCCCGCGCTGCATGAGCCGGCTGGGCTGGGGCAGCAGCCGGCGGTGCGGCTGGAGCCCGAACATATAGAGGCAGTGGAACACCTCTGGCGATAGGCGTGCTGGATGGCCTTTTGCCGGGGCTGGCGAGGCCGCTGGTAGGCTTTTCTGCCTGGGTGGCCCGCCACCACCGCCATTAAGGCGGGCCTTCCGGGCAGCGTGCGCCTTTGCGGCTTCCCGCTGCAGCGGGCTGGCATCCTCGAGCCTGACTTCGCACGGGAGAAGGTAATGGTCCAAGCCTATGTCCAGTGAATAATTCGGCATGATTACTCTCCAGGGTTACCAACCATCAGCCTCGCAGACAGGGCAGTAACGCGGCGGCGGGTCGAGGCATGCCTGTAGCCGCGTGAATTGAAATACTTCAAGGCAGCATTGGCATCGTACCCTCCTAGTCTTGGTGCGGGGCCACAACTCTAGCAGTGCCGCCAATACGCTTTCGCCAAGCTCCGGCGGCACAGCGCTGATATTGTCGGTATAAACACGCATCTAGGCGGCTCGCCCGGCGTTTCGTTTCAAGTCAGTGACGCGCGTGCCGATCATCTCTGAAAGCAGATCGAGCACAGCGTTGGCACTGTCCTTGAACTCGTCGATCTTCATCTGCGTACGCTTCTGCGATTTGGCAGTCCAGATTTTCAACACATTGGCTTTACATGTCACCACGCTTTCTGGCTGCGCGCGTGACAGATAATTGCAGAAGCGCAACGCGTCGGCTACACTCTCGCAAACCAGGTCTTGTTCGTGGGCGCAGCCAGTTTTAATAAGCGCCCACTTGCGCAAGCGCTGGCTGTTAGGGAAGCGCTCGGCCAAATGCTCCGGCAGATTCTTCCATGCTTCCGATACACTGGCGAAATACATGCGGCGGAAATTCTCTACCTTGCCGTCCCAGGCTTCCTCGACGACATCGAGCATGTAGCGCTCGCCGATGACGTACTGCTTATCAGCTATCTTGGGAAACAGCGGGCGCATGCACTCGCCGTCCCATTCGAATTTGAGCGGCGTCATCCAACTCTCTCCTTCATGTATACCGGCATATTATAAAGCAGATAGTTGGGCGTCAGCTTTGTCAGCGCCGCGCATTCGGCGGCGACCTCACGCAAGAATAAACTAGCCTCGCGCTCTAACTCAGCGATACGTGCGTCGTCACGGATGATGCGCCGCACGAACAATTGCCGGTCTGCCGGCATGCGTGGGTCAAAGCTGACCCAATCGCACCACCTACGATCAGCGCAACTCATTTGGAATTGCATCTGGTCATAGTATTCGACCGGCACCGTTCCAGTGCGCAATGTATTGATGTGCGTGTGGGTGTCGGGACATTTAAACTCGACAAGCCCGCCATCCTGAGTGAAGCCATCTGGCGAAGCGCCCGCCATCTCAATATGCGGGTGCGGCACAAACGCGTGCGGGTAGCATTCTTCCGCCGGCTTAACTTCGTTGCCGGTGAAAAGAACATAGGCGGCTTCAGCATGCGGCTGCGTGTCGTTGCCCCAACGCATTTGCTGATTGACGTAGGCGGGATATGGTTGGCCAGTTTGCCGCTCGACAATCAACTCGCCACGGTAGCGTTCGCGGCTGGCTCCGTAGCCGCCGCTTTTGATGGTCGCAACAACGTCGCGGATGCGGCTCGCAGTGCACTTGCCGACGCGTTGCTGTAGCCAGGTTTTGTATTCCTCAGTGCCTTCAATTAACATTGGTTATCTCCGTTTGTTTGATTTACACGCTTGCTCGCGGTGGGTGTCTATAGGTCTCTGGCACGCTTATTTGCTATGGTTGGCTTTCCCGTGCTGTTCGGTGATGGGTGTCTAAACTCGACTGGCTCGCTGTTCTGTTTTGGGTGTCTATTCCGGATTGGCTCGCTTCAAGGTCTTGGTTGTCTGGTTTCTCGTGGCACGCTGTCCAGCCTTGGTGGTCTATGTGGCCCATGACACGCTTGCGGACATTGGTGGTCTAATTTCCGATGGCACACTTGGGTTTCTTGGTTGTCTAAACTCTTCTGGCACCGCTCGCTACTAATGGGTGTCTAGGCGGGCGTTGGCACGCTAACTGATTCTGGTTGTCTGCCATTTTTTGGCACGCTAGTCCCGCATTGGGTGTCTATGGCGCGTTGGCACGCTGGTCTTTTTTGGGTGTCTTCTGCTGACTGGCACGCTTCGCCTTAATGGGTGTCTGCCCGGTTTTGGCACGCTTGCTTGTGATGGGTATCTAAAGCCTTCTGGCACGCTGTCGCAACTTGGGTGTCTGTTCTTCAGTGGCACGCTGTCGACTTTCGGATGTCTATTGGACAATGGCACGCTATTAGGCTCTGGGTATCTAGACTTCGATGGCACGCTTCTCCCACATGGTTGTCTAGTGCGTGATGGCACGCTTCCGCGATTTGGGTGGCTACTGATGCCTGGCACGCGCTTAATTCTCTTGGCTGTCTGGTTTCTTCTGGCACGCTTTCTCGAGATGGGTGTCTATGCGGTAGTGGCACGCTGTCCTAGCTTGGGTGTCTTATTGGCCGTGGCACGCTATCGCGACGTGGGTGTCTGTTGGTCAGTGGCACGCTCGATCTCTGTGGGTGCACGCTTTACTATGCAGCTTGCCCGTGGCGATAACCGCGTCTTGCTTCTTCGTAGGTTTCGCCCACGGGCAAGCCTTCGAGTGCCCGCCAACGCTTCCAGAGATCGGCAAGAAACATTTTACACATGTAACGGATCGCCGCGTTGTGTATCCGCCCTGGCGTCCACAATCCCGTGACATCTTCCTTGGCTTTGTGCCGCTTTTTCCATTCCGCAGATGTAACTTTGGTACGCAACGGATCGGTCTCGATGCGGTGCTTGTAGTTGTGATATTGTTCAGTCCACGGTGAAGCCGACCGCAAGAAAGAACTGCCGAGAACGCCAACAACTTTCGTTTTCAGCCACGGGTCATATGTAATGGACCGCCGTGTCTTTTCGTCTCCGTTCTTGTCGATATAAGTCCGTTCAACAAGATGCTCTTCGCGCCGTGAACGTCCGCGCCCATCTGGACCAACATCAAGGCCCGTAAACTTCCAGAACGATGATGGATGCCGCGCCCGATGCGGGTCGAGCCGCGAGATCAATACTGCCGCCATTGCCGGCCCGACACCGCGCACGTCTTTCAAATACTCTGCATAAATCGGAATGCCGTCGAGTACGCCGGTCAACTCACGGAAGCCGCGCGACTCGACGCCTTCAATCGTCACATATTGATCGACAAGCGCAAGTTCAGCGTAACTGGATATGACTTCGTCGCCAGTGAAGCCTTCGCGGCTCGGCAGCGTGCGATTGCGCGCAACGCCGTCCGTTAAGCGTTTATGGGCAGCCTTTAATGTCGCGATCAACTCTTGGGCTTCTTTCGACAGTTCGCCGTCTTCTTCCAGTTCTGGTTCTGGCTTTTTTAACTTTGCGCGGAAGTTGGCCACGAGACGCAAACCGGCTTGAATCCGCAACTGTTGCAAATCATACACTCCCCTCGTCATGGCATTCAGATTTCTCACTGCTTCGATTGTATCAGTCATAACGCTTACTCCTTGTTTGTTTGGTTTAGTTGGCTCGCTTCTACAGCATGGATGTCTGTCGTACACTGGCACGCTAAGGCGACATGGGTTTCTGTCCTTTGTTGGCAAATAGCTTTCTCCTATTCGCTTTTGGGATTGGGTCGCGACTAGGTCGTCCTGGCACGCTACGATTCCGTGGTTGTCTGGCCGGGATTGGCACGCTAACCCATAGTGGTTGTCTAATGCACACTGGCACGCTATCAACAATTGGGTGTCTGAAGGCCGATGGCACGCTAACGTCGCATGGTTGTCTGAGCATATCTGGCACGCTGGCTCTCGATGGGTGTCTCCGCCGCTTCTGGCATCGCTTGTCAGTCCTGGGTGTCTATGTGGCATTGGCACGCTAGACGAGTTGGGGCGTCTGTCCTTTCCTGGCACGCTGATGCTTCCTGGTTGTCTGGCAAGTTCTGGCACGCTGAATATCTCTGGGTGTCTAAAGGTCTCTGGCACGCTGGCGCTGATTGGGTGTCTGTTCAACATTGGCACGCTATTCTCGCATGGTTGTCTAAGCTTCATTGACACGCTGTCCCATTTTGGTTGTCTTGTTTGCTTTGGCTGGCACGCTGGGTGCTCCTGGGTTGTCTACCAATCTCCGGCACGCTATCCTACCATGGTTGTCTGCTAGTGAATGGCACGCTGCCGTCTTCTGGGTGTCTACTGCCAAATGGCACGCTAGTCTCTTTTGGTTGTCTCGCCGCGATTGGCACACTTTCCATTCCATGGTTATCTAAAACCTTCTGGCACGCTAACGTCGCATGGTTATCTGCACACGCGTGGCACGCTTTACTTGGTTGGGTGTCTAGACTTCGATGGCACGCTTATGTTCTTTCCGCCTTCAGTTTGAGCGCTTTTTTCGCTTCCGCGAATCTGGACGCTGGCAATGCGCCGAGTTCAGTGATGCGAAGGAACGCGCAGAACCGGTCGATGTCCGTTTTTGTCTGTTCGAGTAATGCTTCAAGTTCTATCAGCTGTTCCGCACTGACTGTCGGTCCCGCACCAGCAGCATTGCCGTCGTCATCGATGGTCGCGATGTTGAAAATCATGCCAAGCAGCGCGCGCATGCCATAGGTTTTCGCCGACATTTGCGCGTGCGTTGGCGTCATGAACTCTTTGCCTTGCGGGCCTTTGGATGACACCGGCACTGGGAAACGATAGTGTTCTTTGTGGCCGCCTTTGGCACAGATACAAGTCACCACCAGCAAATCAGCTGCAGATGTTTCCGCAGTGTTGAAGCTAAGCGCAAAGCCGTGGCGTGAATATATCGGCCGGATTTTGGCATCCAGCGCGGCATAGCTGGCATATCTGGATTTGGTCTGCGGGTTGTAACAATCTCTCCTGACTGGGTCCATGCTGGATTGCGCCGCCGACATGGCATCAAAGAACTCTGTTTCCGTTTGGCGTTCGCGCTGCTGATTGTACAGGTTGACCACCGTCTGCAGCTTATCGGTATCAACTGTAT